GCATAGACAGCCAAGGTGACATTCTGCTTGACGCAGATTTCCCGATACCTAACCAAGTCATGTTTTATGACGCTGACGGTGATTTGGAACGCTCTGCAGCAATCCCCCCTGGCACCTTGGTTTATACCCAGACGTGCACATGGGTAACTAGCGCACAGGTTCAGTTGTGGCTCGGTTTAACGAGCCCTACAGCCGATGAAACCACCTTCTTGGCACAATGCACCAGTGCCGGTAATCAGGTCGCTTACAGACGCAGACAAGAGGCGGGTTACTTTGACGCGCTAGCGACCAGCCCATCGGGTGATTGCACCTTGGGCACCATCATGCTTGCGGGTGCGTATTACCGCCAGCGCGGAAGCATTGACCAATTTGCAAGTTTTGACTCAATGGGTCAAGCCATCACCACTAACGCCTTCACCCCGATGGTTAAGCAGCTGCTAGGGATTGACCGCCCAGCGGTGGCCTAATGGCATACACAGACCTATTTAATGAAGCCATAGATGATTTAGCCACGACATTGGCAACCATCACGGGCTTGCGGGTTGTCACTGACCCAAGAAACTTGAACAGTAATTGCTGCTTCATAGACGCCCCATCATTCACAGCCATGAATGACCACATCGTCACAATGATTTTTCCTGTGCGGGTCATCGGTATAGGCCCAGGCAACTTGGACACGCTGAGACCCTTGCTAGCCATCTCTGCTGGGCTTCTAGGAAAGAACGTGGCCGTCGTTTCTGGCAACCCTGCATTGGCTTCTATCGGTGGGCAAGAATTCCCTGCATACGATTTAACCATTCGTATGCAAGCGCAAAACCTATAATGCACACGAGACAGACTAAAATCTGTAATAATCTAAACAACAGCGGTGGCCCGACACACCTAAATGACCAGGAGTAATTATGGCCACCAGCACCACCACTTATTTAACTAACCCAACTGTGACAATTTTGCCCCTTACTGGTGGCACCTTGTTTGATGCCACAACGGTCACTTCGGCAGCGGCAATCACGGTGGGTTTTGACGCTCTTGAGAGCACTAGCTTTGGAGATGTTGCCCATTACTATGTAAAGGGCCTTCAACAGGTCGAGGTTACATTGACGTGCTACGCCTCTTACGGTTCAACATCTGTTGAAGCAGCACTTACAGCTGCACTCGGTACCGGCACTTCTGTCATCACCATCTCGCCTGCAGGCGCTTCCGAATCAGCAACCAACCCTGAGTACACAGTCACTAACGCATTCCTCGCATCGTTTCAGCCAATCAACGGCTCATACGGTGAACTGTCAATGATTGAAGTCACCTTCACTGGTGGCACATTCGCTCGAGACATCACCCCACCAGCGTAAAACCTAAAACAGAAAGCAGCCGACAATGCAACTAACACTGCAAATAGACCTAGGCAACGGCCCAGTCATAGTCAAAACCAACCTCATGGTCATCGTGAATTGGGAACGCAAATACAAACGCAAAGCCAGTGAAATATCTAGCAGCGGTATCGGCATTGAGGACTTAGCCTTTATGGCTCACGAAGCCGCCAAGGTTTCAGGCATCTCGCCTTTGCCGTTAATGCTTGACGATTTCATTAAACAGTTAGTCTCGTTAGAGGTTGTGGACAGTGAAAGCCCAAACCCTACCGAGGCGGCACCTTCCGATATTCTCTAGCATCCCTGCTGGTAGAAACAGGATTTTGGCCGCCTGACATAGCATTTGACATTCCCGACTTGGCTACTTGCATTAGTATCATCAACGAGTCGAGGAAAAAACAAAAATGAGCGCCACAGTTAGCACAGAGATTTACGGACTCAAGGCAGCCCTCGCCGAACTTGGCAAGCTTGACAGCAAAACCAAATTCAAGGCCACTAACAAGATTAAGGCCGCTGGTGGTCAGATGGTTACCGAGGTTGCTTCTAAATACCCAGACGATAAGCCGCCCTTGTCGGGTATGGCCCCATCTAAAAAGGGTGGCACCCGTTTAGGTTATGACGCCAAGAAAGTGCGCAAAGGCGTCACTATCCAAATTGGTGGACGCGCCAAGAATGGCAATATTCCCTTGGTGACTTTGATACAGAAAAACGCCGGCGGTGCTTTCTTTGATTTGGCTGGCTTGCGTAACAGCGAATCACAATTTGTGCAGGACTTAGACAGCCGATTCGGCAAAGCTCAGCGCGGTATGTGGCGGGCACGTTCCTACATTTACGGCCAAGCAACACAGGACATTCTTGCCGCTATTGAAGAAGTCATGAAGTCTGTAAACAGAAACTTGGTTAAGTAATGGCTGTATTTATCCCCATCATCTCGGAGTTTGATTCCAAAGGAATTGACAAGGCCAAAAAGGAATTCGCCAGTCTCGAGGGTGCTGGCGCTAAAGCCCAGTTTGCTATTAAGAAAGCAGCCGTACCTGCAGCTGCTGCTATTGCTGGTTTAGGTGCTGCACTGTTTAGCGCTACTAAGGATGCCATTGCTGATGATGCTGCACAGGCAAAACTTGCCCTGACAATGCGTAACACAACTGGCGCTACTGATGAGCAAATCAAGGCCACTGAGGATTGGATTAGCCAGCAAGGTAAAGCGCTAGGCATAACTGACGATGAGCTACGGCCTGCACTTGGTCGTTTAATGTCCCAGACTCATGACGTCACTAAAGCGCAAGAACTCATGTCTATTGCTATGGATGTGGCTCAAGGCACTGGGAAAAGTTTAAGTACAGTCACTGAAGCCATGGCCAAGGCCGCGGCGGGCTCAACAATTGCCCTGGGCAAATTGTCTCCTGAGTTAAAGCAGATGGAAAAAGACGGTGCATCAGCCGATGAAATGATGGCCGCACTAGCTGGCACATTCCAAGACCAGGCAAGCATTGCTGCCGGTACTGCACAAGGACAGTTCCAGCGTTTAGGTGTTGCCTTAGCTGAAACCAAGGAAAGTATCGGCGCTGCATTACTTCCTGCTATTGAAGCTGTACTGCCGTACCTAACTAAAATGGGTGACTGGGCAGCGGAACACCCAGAGATTCTTTTAGGCATCGGCATTGCCATTGCCACTATTGCTGCAGCCATTGTTGCTGTAAACGTTGCTATGGCCTTAAACCCGTTCAGCCTTATTGCTATTGCTGTAGTTGGTTTAGGCGCGCTACTGGTTACGGCCTACAAAAAATTTGAGCCGTTCAAAACTGTTGTCGATGCTGTCTTTGGTGGCATCGAGTTTTGGATTACCGAAGTAACTATCCCTGCATTTAGAACCATGTACACAATTGCCAAAACAATCTTTAACGGCATAGCGCGCATCTGGAATAACACATTCGGCAAATTATCTTTTAGTGTTCCCGACTGGGTGCCTGGTATCGGTGGCAAAGGATTTGACGTACCTAACATCCCTATGCTGGCAGAGGGTGGCATTGTCACTGGCCCTACGCTGGCAATGATTGGTGAAGGCAACGGCCCAGAAGCAGTCATACCTTTAAGCCGCATGGGCGAATTTGGCATGGGTGGTGGGATGAACATCACAGTTCAGGCTGGCCTCATAAGTACGCCCGACCAAATCGGAATGGAAATAATTGCCGCGATACAGAAGGCCCAGCGCCGTAGCGGAACGGTATTTGCACCAGCATGAGCGTCCCAGTAATGCAGGTGCTGGTGGGCTTTCAAAGCACCACTGGCTTTGGTACACCCTTTCAATTAGACGATGCTTTTTATGGTGTTTTAGATACTGCAGGGCGCGGCACTTTAGGCGGTCTCACCTTTGTAGATTTGACCAGCCTTGTTCAATCCGTGAACATTAATCGTGGGCGCTCACGGCAGTTAGACCAGTTCAATGCCGGCACAGCCAGTATTGCTTTTTACAACGAAAGCCAAATACTAAACCCGAGCAATACGTCAAGCCCTTACTATCCGTTTGTGTTGCCTCGATGCCCAGTGCAAATCCTCGCTAATGGCGTACCCATCTACACGGGTTTAATTACTGACTGGAATCTTGACTACGACATTGCTAACCAAGACATGATGTACGCGTCATGCTCTGACCAGTTCACAGTGCTCGCTAACCAGCAACTCAACGCCGTAGCGACAACAGTGCAGGCCACAGGTGCGCGCATCAACACTGTGCTTGACTTGCCAGAGATTAACTACCAAGGCGCTCGAGCCATTGACACAGGCAGTTCTACCCTTGGCGCGTTCAGTATCAGCCAAGACGAAAACTGCCTCAACTATTTGCAACTGATTAACACGAGCGAGCAGGGCTATCTGTTTATGTCTGCTAACGGCACTTTAACTTTCAAGGGTAGGTCTAGTGTTCTTAACCCGGTGGCTGGCGCAACTTTTAACACCAACGGCACAGGTATCAGGTACCAGAGTCTCATTAACCAATTTGGCGATGAGCTGCTTTACAACTACATAGTGACCCAATCGCCAGCAGGGGCAAAACAAGAAACCAGCGACTCGACCAGCATTGCTCTGTATCAAGCTCAGCAGTATTCACTCACGGACTTGCTCAATAGCACCACCACAGAAGTCGCTGGCCTTGGTAACTATCTGTTGGGTAAGTACAAAAACCCAGTGTTGAGGTTTACAGGGCTATCTACCGAAATGTCAGCGCTGTCGGCCACTGACCAAAACATTGTGCTCAACCTTGACATGACCAGTATTTGCAGTGTCGTCAAGAACTTTGTGGTTGGCACGCCAGCCACTGAAACCCAGACCCTGATTGTTTCTGGCATTAGCCACAACATCACACCTGGCAGCCATATTGTTTCGTACACTTTTGAAAGTACCGACGGCAACCAATACCTAACCTTTGACGATGCAATCTTCGGAACGCTCGACAACAATCTTTTAAGTTTCTAAAGGAGACACAACATGGCAACACCAACCAACCTTCCAGCATCCTTTGTCAGTGGGGCTATTCTTACTGCGGCCCAACAAAATGACCTTAGGGGCGCGTTCCGTGTTTTGCAGGTCGTATCAGACACAAACACTGCAACTGTTTCGGTGCCAACTACTGCTTATGTCAGCACGGGGTTAAGTGCTTCTATTACGCCACAAGCAACAACAAACAAAATTCTTGTATTTGTTAACGTTGCTGATTGTTACAAAGCAACAGACGCGGCTGGTAACGGTCTTAACTTTCAACTGTGGAAAGGCGCTTCAAGCATTGCGCAACTTGGCCAGGACTTTTTACGCACAGATGACACCCAACGCCAACACGGACAATTTGACGCGTTTTATTTAGATAGCCCGGCAACCACATCAGCAACCACCTACACAGTTTACGCAGCGAACCGCACCACTGGCACTTGCCAAACAAACTTCAACGCTTCTGTTTCTTCGCTTATTCTTGTAGAAATCAGCGCGTAATGCGAAATAGCCTAATTCTATTGGTTATTTGTGCATCGCTAACTGCTTGCGCAGACCGTGAACGCCTCAACTGCCCACCAACAAAAAACAAAGCCCTACGTGGCGTAACCGAAACAATCTCAACAACAATTGCACCTGCCTATGGCACTGGAGGGAAATGCACATGAAACCAGACAACAGACATACAAACGAAGAAATCAAAGCACGACTTATCTTTGTCGTAGCCATCGGCTTAACGCTTGCCTTCGTTCTGTCAATCATCTCACTTCTCTACGGCTTACTGTTTGTGACTCAACCGCTCGAAGTTTCGCCTAACGACGATGCAGCCTGGTCAGTCTTGTCGCCAATGCTTGCGACGTTAACTGGCGGGCTTCTCGGGGTGCTCGCTGGTAATGGTTTAAAGAATGGCCCGAAGGAACCGCCTGCACCATGACCGCTCGCAAATATCCTTTCTACCCTTCGTGGGACGGTAAAGCCACGTCACCCATCACTAAGAAACTCTACGAGCTGTGCAATAAACGCTGGGGCTTTACTAACCTTGGTATGTACGTCAATCGCCCAATGCGCGGGTCTAAAAACCTGAGTGTTCATGCCAGTGGCTATGCCGTCGATATGGGCTTTTCACCTACTCGAGAGGGCAGAGCCAAAGCTAAAGAGGCATGGACATGGCTAGTAGAGAACTCAGAGGCGCTTCTACTTTGTGAGCTGCATGACTACAGTTTTCGCAACCCTGCACAGCCCGAAACAGACAAAACCGCCTGGGGTCGTGGCTATCGTTGCAGTCGTGGCC